GTCGAAAATGAAAGAAGATTTTCAGATTGGTAATTCGTTCGATTCGCAGACCGTAAGCCTTGGTCATTCCAAGAAGGTATGGCGTCGGATCGAAGAGCAACTGCCAGGCGGTTATCATGTGACCAACATGAGCGACTTCGCAAGCGACGGCCTTATCCAGGCTGGTATGGCAGTTGTCAAGGACACTGCATCAGGTGCAGACGCCCGCGACGTTAAGGTGCTCACATGGGCACAGATCAAGACTGCCATTACAGGCGAGAGTCCTGCAGGCATTGACTCTCTCAACATCATCGGCTTCACACAGGAGGATGTGCCCGTCATCCAGCACGGTACAGGCGGTTCTGCCACCTACAACTACGGCACATGCAACATCATCGTGAAGGGCGAGATCTACGGCTACATGCTCGGTGCTACTGTCACTGATGCCGCAACCATCAGCGCCGCCATCAAGGGCATGACCCAGAAGAACGGCCTTGCAATCCGCGTGATTGACTAAGCCAAGTTATTAACCATTTAAAGATTAGAAGATTATGAGAACAATTCCCGTAACACTACGCGACATCATGTCGCTCGGTCTTGGTGGTGCTTCTTGGCAGCAGTTCGTTGACAAGTACGAGGAGAAGTACGACGAGGTGTCTATCGACGGCTTCGACTTCGACCCCATCACCATCGGCTACACCTTTGCACAGTTGGTCAGCAAGACCGCTGCTACCGTGCTTCCAACCTATGTAGATCCTGAGTCTGAAGGCTTCGAGATGCCTCTCGGCACTGCAGAAGGCATCACCGGCAACATCCCGACGCAGAAGTTGTACTACTCTGTGAACCGCGTTGTTGTCCGTGAGCAGATGCAACTCGCCCAGCGCTTCGGTGCTCTGGCACTGAACGACGACATGCGAGACATCATGTTCAAGTTGCTCGATGAGGGTACTGACGGCCTGATCCAGTCGTTCTACAACGCACTGAACCATCAGCGCCATCAGGTGGTTTCCACTGGTCAGTTCCAGATTACCGCCACCAACAACCCGCGCGGTATCAAGGGTGTTACCATCGGCTTCGGCATTCCTGCCGCAAACATCGACGCTCTGACTACTAATACCGCTCGTTGGTGGACTAACGCAAGCCACACCACAAGCAATCAAGGTTCTGCATCAGACCCCATCAAGTACATGCAGGATCGTGTGAAGTACATCCGCCGCACAGGCCACTACTACGGTCCTCTCCGTCTCGAACTCTGCCAGGATCTGTGGGACGATCTGCTCACACACACCGCAGTGCTCCAGAAGATCGGTTACAACATCGTTCCTACCGCAGCCAGCGCAGCCGTTGCACAGGCCGTCGGCGAGAACACACCTGACGAGCAGAAGAAGGAGATCATCCGCAAACTCATCAAGGTTGACGAGATTGTCACCCGTGACACCTACGCCTATGTGAGTGCTCCTGACACTACCGGCTCTAACGCTCCCGACCTCGTCACCACGCAGGTTGAGAACTTCAAGAAGGAGAACATCTCATTCATCCCGACAGGCAAGATCGGCGGCATCCAGGGTGTCCAGCCTCTGAGCATGGGCTATGATGCCAATGACATCGCCTATGCCATGGGCAACCGTCTGCTGATTGAGCAGGAGGGTATCCCCCGCACTCACAGCATCAACGTGAACGGTGAGATGGCACAACTCTGTGTTCCGAGTGCAGTACGTCAGATGTTCATCTCAACGGTGACCGTCTAACAATCTCTGTAGTTAATGAACTCCGTATGGCACAAGTCACTACAATAAGCGAATACCTGAAGGGCGTCAGTCAGTTACTCACTGATGACGGCCTCAGGTACGTGCTTTCCAAGCGCAGGCTGAACGGCGACGAGGTACTTCCTCAGTTTGAAGGCGAGACCTGGACGGACGAGCAGGGCAACGTACACGAATACACTGCCCTTGCGGAGCGCGACCAGGATCTGGCCGAGGGGACCGCCTACTACTGGCTGAGTAACCTCCCAGTCGGCGGTGCGACGGAGAAGGTGTCCGACGGTGGGTGGTCTCACAGCGAGGGCGGCTGGACGGTATCCAAGGCAAACATCGATGAATGGATGCGCAAGTACCGCTCACTGTACCAGAAGTGGGACGAGGAACTGCTGGACAGGTCACGGATAAGGATTATTAATTTCTAGGCAAATATGGGCAGGCTCGGCAAACAGTTCCCAAGGTTCCCCCACAGATGCACGATCTATTCCATCGGCGAACCCACTCCCTTCAGCGAGGGCGAGAAGGTCATCCACTGGGAAGGCATCTGCAGGAAGGAGAGCAACACCTCCGTCAGAACCTTTAGGAGCACGGATAGCGTCCTCAAGTCAGACTACCGTGTTCAACTTGGCTGTAAGGTCGGAGACCAGGAAGCGGCAAGCGACTCCTCACGCTTCAGCGACGAGGTAGGAGCTATTGTTGGCGGTATACGCGCCGGCATGTTCATAGACGTCGAGGACTTAAGCGGAAACTTCGAAGGCCTGACTATCAGCGACGCCTACGCAGGCAACCTAGGCACGACAATCTACTGTGACAATCCAAAGAACTGATGCGTCATGAACAGGTATAAGAGGATAGAAGTACTGCAGGAACTCTGCGAAAAGGCAGGCACGGTGTGCGGCAACGTGTACACCAACACCCGCCCCACCGCAGTAGAGAAGATGGACGAGTTCATTGTCGTCCGTCTGCCTCAGGGCATCGACCCTTATGCCGACACGCATAACACAGCCTTTGTCCAGATGAACTGTTTCGCCCGCGACCGCCAAGGCGGCATTACCAACGAGAATGTCCTCGAAAGACTTGTCGACGGCGTTGTCAACCTCCTGCCTTTCAACGACAGCCTGATGTCGTGCAACGACGCACCGCTTGTCATGGGCACAGTCTCTGACGGTATGGGATTTCATTCAACTATCATTCAATTCAGAATTGTCATTAAAGTCTGATGACGATGGCAAAGTTAAGGAAAACATTAAAAACAACAACAGTTATGGCAAATATCGTTTCTACAAACAAAGAGACCTTGAAGACTATTTTCGACAAGGTTCATCGCGTGTACTATTTCGCTAACAACAAGTCAGAACAGGGTGCAGTATTGCCTCTCGGAAGCCTGACCGGCGGTGTTGAGTTCCCAGTATTGGAAGACGGTGTGTCTTTTGACACCGGCGAACCCGACAAGAACGAGGTGAAACTGACCGACGGCACGACCTGGACATCCAAGGTAAGCCAGGGTGAGAGCGACATCTCCTTCCAGGTGTCGTCTGTTCATGCCACCATCAACGACATCCTGATGGAGAAGAAGACGGCAGCCGTCATCTCCACAGGTGTTCAGATCGGTGACTACGACTACACCGGTCAGGGTTATTCCCTTGCCCCGAAGAAGATCGGCGGTGCGCTGGTCATGGTGTCTAGCGACGGCCTGTCTGGCGTGTACCTTCCCGACGTGGAGATGTTCGCATCGTTCAACGGCGAGGGCGGTGATGACTCTACCGGCTTCTACAACGTCAGCGTCACTCCTCTTACAGACGCCAACGGTGCAGGCTTCTACATCCTCAGCGGCACTGCTCACAGCGCATAACATTCATACGCTAAATACAGTCGGG